CAACTATTGTATCAGTAGATACCACAATTGTTAAACATGGCGGTTCTGTCCGCTCTAAAAATTTTAAGCCTTATGGTGAAGATTAATTCTCGCTGCTTTATTGTCGAAGTTAACAATGTACAGTATGTTGTTAAGTATGGTAAGATTGACGAATTTCTTTGTCTGTTTTTGCCTAGTGTTGTTGTCATTTCTTCAATGATTACATCTCCTGTTTCTTGGGAACATCATTACCAATGGTATAAACGTATCTAATTTTTCGCTTATGACTGCTAAAGATTATTTGACTGCTCTTAAGGTTATTCGTGAGATTCAGCGTAAACAAGCATATTGTAGTGGTCAATCTAAACCCTATCTTGCTGATACATTGAAAGAGATTGAAATGTATTGTCCCTTGGATTTCTCTAAAAGTGGCGGTCGTGTTACCGATAAGGTCATTTTAAGTTGTTATAATGGTAATTTATTTAGTACATAATTATGGCTCTCTTTCCTCGTTGCAATAATCCTGTTCCTGTTGTTGGTCGACACGGTTTAACTCTTGTCGGTTGTCACTCGTGTATACAATGTCGTGTTGCAGCACAGGAACGTCTTTGCAAGATATTAGAGGTAGAAGCTTCTAAACATAAATATGTTGAATTTCTTACCAATACTTATGATGATTTACATTTACCCTACATCGATACTTCTTATTTGTACCCTTACGGTTATGCCCTCCGCATACCTAATCGTGTAATAAAAAAGTATAATAGAAGAACTAAAAGTTTTTACTTTGTAGAGGATAAAATCTCTAAATCGTTTCAACTTACAAGTTTTGATACTATAGACACTGCTGCTATGCTTCGTGATTATTATGCACGTGTTGACAAATACTACAGCAGATTCCCTTCTCGTTCTCGTGGTATTAGAAATAACTCTGTTGTTCCTATACTATGGTATGATGATATTAGAAAATATATAGGTCGTTTAAGAAAATGGTTTTTAAAAGAATATGGTGAAACAATTCGCTACTACATTATTTGTGAGTACGGTACACAATCATTCCGTCCGCATTATCACATCCTATTATTCCACGATTCGCCTAGAGCGAGAGCAGATTTTAGGGTTGTTCGAACTTTGCCCCAATCAACCAAAGAAAATCCCCGAGAAATTTGTGTTAAACTCGATTTGGCTCAATTATGGCTCTATGGTGATACGACTTCAAAGGTTACCGATGGTAATATGCAGGAATACGTTTCTAAGTATCTTACACAACATTCTGACTTCCCTAGAGTGCTTGACAAGTTTCCACAAAGGAGTTTTCACTCAGTCTTATTGGGTTCAAAGGACCGAAATGAGGTTAGAGAATTACTCAAGGCTAGAGATTTCGAAACACTTACAACAGATTATGTTGTTAACAAAAAAGGTGTCCGACGTCCTGTTCCCATGTCCGATGCGTATTACTCTCAATTGTCCGTTAGATTTACAGGCTCTTCCTTTTTTGATGTTAACGCAACTTCTTCCTTATTTCGTTCGGTGGTATTCTGCGCCCGCCGATTCTTCGGCTCGTCAGGTGAAATTTATAACGATGCATTCGTAAGGGAGTTTCTGTTATGGATACTTGACCCCGATACTTCTGTGTTATATAAACATATTTATCAGTACCGTGCTGTTCGTCGGTATGTTGAAGAATTCGCCAAACCGATATATAATAGTTCCGGTTCTATAAACCCTTTAAAATCTCTGCTTTATGCTGCACATCATCACTATTCGTTATCCTCCTATTTAGGTTTGGGTTTCTATGAATGTCTTAAGTTACGTTTTGACTTCATAGCTTGGAAGGATTATCAAAATATGATTCAGTATTTCCAGACTTTGGAAGATGATAAATTATTTGCGTATGAAAATTACGCTAGTATGTCTCCTTTTACCGGAACATATGATTTTAATATTTTAAAGACACGGTCTATATTTCAGTATCAAGTACAAAAAGCTAATATGGATTATACTGAGAATATTAAACACCGTGCAGTTGTTGATTCTTATAAAAATTAATTATTATGGCTAATAAAGTTTTAGGTATGCATCGCCTTAAGAACAAGGTTAATCGTAATGCTTTTGACCTTTCTCATCGTCACATGTTTACGGCACAAGTAGGTGAGTTGCTTCCAGTCTTCACTCAGTGGGTTAACCCTAATGAGACTTTTAAAATTGGTTATAACGGTAAAACTCGTACTGCTGCCCTTAATACCGATGCGTTTACTCGTATTCGTGAAAATATTCAGTATTATTTCGTTCCGTTTCAGTCCCTCTGGAAGTATTTTGAACAGCAGGTTAATAATTTGACTAAAGGTGATGCTGGACAGAATATTTCTAAGTTTGCTGATAGTTCTACGGAGTCTTCTAAGATTACTACCGCTTTGCCTTATATTTCTTATGTTGATTTGGGTTATTGGTTATCTTTAATGTATAATCATGCTGTTGATGCTGTAGATGCTTATTTTACTCGTTATCTTTCTGTCCGTTCTATTGTTGGTTTTAAGAAGTTTTGTGATGCTGATAATTCTTATTCTGACGTTTTTGTTTGCGATGGGTATAGGCTTTGTCGTGCCGCTAAGTTGCTTATGTCTCTTGGTTATGGTAATTTCTCTACTGTTATACAGTATGATATTTATTCTATGGCTGATGCGTTTGTAAAATCGGGTTCTACTTGGAATAAAGCCACCTTTATTAAAAATTCTGATTATGGGCTTAATCTTATTGGTTTTGAGGCTTCTCGTATTGATAATAGTCCTAATCTTTCGATTTTGCCATTATTGGCTTATCATAAGATTTGCAATGACCATTATCGAAATGAAAAATGGCAGCCTTTTGAGCCTTGGACTTGTAACATTGATTATCTCAGTCCTACTGGTAATATGAACGCTACTTCCTTTATTTCTCAGTCTTTGTTTAAGTCTTTGAAGACTTCTCTGATTGATTTGGAAAACTCTAATCTTCCTATTGATTATTTTACGTCGGTACTTCCACGTGCTCAATATGGTGAAGAGTCTGCCGTTTCTATAAATTCAAATGATTCTCTTGCTACGTTTAGGATTCAAGATTCTGCTGACGCTAGTCTTGGTGCAATTTTTAATCGTACTAATTTCAGTAAAGATGATAATTTGATTAGGGAAAATTCCGCTCCTTCCTCTTCGCCGGACGGTTCTGTTTCTCGTATTGAAACTTCGTCTACAGGTGGTCTTCTTCTTGGCTTTAGAGGTCGATTGACTGCTGATGGCTCTTCTTCGCTTAAAATTTCCGCTTTGCGTTCTGCTACTGCTTTGCAGAAGTATAAAGAGATACAGAATAGTAACGACCCTGATTTTGCTAATCAGGTTTTGGCACATTTCGGTATTAAGCCAAAGGTTGATTCTCGAACATCAATTTTTATTGGTGGTGATGATAAAACTTTAAGCATTAATCCTCAAGTAAACACTAACTTTGTAGATGGTGGTGAACCGGAGATTAAGGCTATCGGTATTGGTGATTTGTCAGCCGGTTGTAAATTTACATCTACTACCTACGGTATGATTATCGGTATTTATCGCGCTGTCCCACAACTTGATTATTCCCATGTAGGTATTGACCGTAATTTGTTTAAGACTGACGCAACTGATTTCCCTATTCCGGAATTAGATAGTATTGGAATGCAAACCCAATATCGTTGCGAGTTGAGCGCCCCTCTCATTGGATTGAATAGGACTTTGGATTCTGCTGTTGTTTCCTCCATTCCTATTGATATGTCTGTTTCTTATGGATATTCTCCTAGATTTGCGGAATTGAAAAGCGCCCGTGATTATTTTGAGGGTGGTTTCTGTGGTTCTTACTCTACTTGGGTTACAGGTTATGACCAAGCTTTTTTGTCTTCATGGCGCCGTAATATTGGTTCTTCCGCTGATCCGGCTTACGGTAGCATTGACGACTTGTTTAAGTGCCGCCCGTCTTTGCTTTATCCTATCTTCGTTAATCAGTGGTCGGGTACTGTAAATGACGATAAGTTGCTTATTGGTAGTGTTAATACTTGCGTGGCTGTCCGTCCATTTAGTATGTATGGTTTGCCTTACTCAAAATAATTTAAAATTGTTTGATTATGAAAGCTAAAGATAAAGTAGTTTATGTACCTCCTGTTTATGAGGAAGTACAACATGAAGTTACATCTATTGATGATGAGAACAACCCTTTGCGTACGTCTTTTCACACTGATGTCTCTTTGTTGCAGCGCATAGATAATATGCGTACCGATGCTCAGACTTTACGTGAGATTAAAGAATCATTACAACCTATGATTGATACTTCAAATTTCCGTGCTCAGTTTGAGGAAACTTTCGGCTCTTTGACTGATGATGAGTTAATCAATTCTTGTCCTAGCCGCTACACTCAGACTGCAAGCGAAAAAATGGCTTATCTCAAGGAATTAGCAGTTAAGGATAAGGAAGCTCGCGATAAGGCTGCTGCCGCTCTTAAGGAGAAAGAGGATAAAGAAAAGGCTGAAAAAGAAAATGCTGATTTTCAGTCTCGTCTAATGGAAATTTTTAAGTAGTTTTGCCTATGTTGTCTAATATAATTTTAAGGAGTACTGCCGCTTTTGGCGGTGCTCCTTTTCACTTAAAAAAGTGTACCGCTCTTGGTTCTGCTGGTGCTGGTGCTGCTGCTGGTTCTGCTGCTCGTGGTGTTCCTGGTGCTCTGGTTGGTGGTGCTTTTGGTGTTGCTAGTTCATTGCTCAGTGGTCTTTTTGGTAAATCTAATACTGATAAAACTAATGAGATGAACTATAAGATTATGCAGGAGCAGAATAGGTTTAATGCTGAAGAAGCTAAGAAAAATCGTGACTGGCAAGAACTTATGTATCGTATGTATGGTACATCTTCTGCTAAAGCCAATGATATGCGTGCTGCGGGTCTTAACGCTCTTCTCGGTGACGTTTCTGCCAGTGGTAACGTTGGTAGTGGTTCTGCTGCTACTGCTGCTGAATCTGCCCAGATGATGCCTACTGATTATTCATTTATTGGTGATGCTGCTAATCATGGTTTGGCTGCTTATAATACTACACGTTCCGTTGATGCGTCTGTTTCATTGCAGAAATCTCAAGAGAACGTCAATAAGTCCATGGAGGGTGTTAATATGGCTCAAAAAGGTCTTATGGAATCTCAAACAGATATGCAAAAAATGACCTATAAGTTTGCTATTGATACTTATCAGAATAGGTTATTACAAGAGCAGTTTAAAGCTGAGTTGGAGAATTGGCAAGGTTTTGATGCTATGTATGATGCTCGTCTTAAAGCCTTCAGTCTTTACAATGTTATGCCACAAGAGGTTGAGAAGAATGTTGCTCAAACAATGTCTTTCTATGCTTCTGCCTTTCGTGATATTGCTGCGGGTAAATATACCCTCAAGCAAACAGAGAATTATGGTAAGTGGTTATCTATTCAGCAGACGTTTGCGCATGCTGCAACTGTTCAAGGTCAAGCCGCTTTAATGCAAGGTCGTGCTGCTATTACGAATGCAAATGCCAATGCCAGTTATCTTAAACAGTTAGGTGGTTATTATGGTGCTTTGACTTCCGGTCAACATATGTCAAATGATATTCAGCGCTATTATACTGATTTTATGTTAGGTAGAATGCCTATTGGTAAGGCTGAAAGCCTTTTGCGTCAAACACCTTATAGACATTTGTTGGATTTAAACATTCAGCAAAATGAGTGGTCCTTGAATAAACTTATGCAAGAGCCGGATTTGATACGCTCGCTCAGTGGTATGTATAAGTCCGAAACATCACTTACTAATAAGCGTGTTGATAGCTACGATACTGATAAACTCTTTGAGCGTGGTGAATCTGTTACACGTATGTTTAAGAATGTTTCTGATGGTATTAGTAACTTTACCCCTAAGCCTAAGTTTAACAAAGGTTCTTCTACAGGTGGAGAACCTACACCACCGCCTAGCGGTAAATCTTGGCTCGATGCGTATCGTGAAAACCCTAATTATAGTCCTACAGGTTATAAATAACAATTTGGGCGCAAAGGTTAATCCCTTGCGCCCATTTGCTATTCTTTCTTTACACATATGGTCCACGTTATTGCCTTTCGCTTATTTTCTGCTGTTAATTCTGATTTATAGCAGTATAATGCACCTCCTGTTATTTGTTCGGTTTCGTAACCCTCTATTTTGTACTCGCTTTGAATAATATCTAACAAATAGTGTATTGCAAATTTTTTTAGCCTGAATGTATCACCAAAAAAGTATTCTTTTTCAACTAATACTTTGTCGTCTTCAGTCTCTTTATACTTATAAACTAATTTATACATAGTCTTCTTATTTTAAAGTTTGACTTATTGTTCGATTTTTAGAATTCCGTAACCAACTGCCAGAAGTTTGTTTATAACGTCTTCCTTTTGGCTGTCTTTAACTGTTATCTGTCCTTTGCCGTTTACGTTGATGAATTTAATTGTAACCATAACTATTAATGTTTAATTGTTTAATGTAAAAGGACTTTCCTTTTATCTATTGCAAAGGTATGAATTTTTTCTCCAATTAACCAAATAATTCAGTTAAATATATGTTAATTGTACGTTAATTAATGCAAACACGTTTTAGACTCATACTCAATCGCTAAAAAACACTTCTGTAAAAACCTTATTTTTTTATGAAATAATAAAGATTTATATTACCATATTAATGTATCTGTTTTGTTTTTGTGTGCGTGCGCATTTTATACGTACGTACACAATTTAACTATACAGATACATTATACAGGTTTGTCTGTTAGAAAAACCTTAGCTTTGCGCGGAAAAGTCTATAACTCACTAATAACTACCTTTTTATGAAAATTTTCTCCTGAAAATTCCTACTCTCTTGTTTGAGGTAGGCAAAAGTGGGAATACACTTTATTCCTAATTACTGCACTTTTGTTCCTTGGTAACTATATTCCTAATTAATGTTAACAAATTTGGTAGTTTCAAAAACTTTTCCTTATCTTTGCACCATGAAAAAGGATATTATAAAAATTATCATCAAAGTAGCGCTGTATGCGCTCGGATTGATAGCTGCTTATTTTGGTGTCTCTACTATGACATCATGCAGTACGTCTCACAATGTTGTTGCTAGTGGTCGCACAACTATTGTATCAGTAGATACCACAATTGTTAAACATGGCGGTTCTGTCCGCTCTAAAAATTTTAAGCCTTATGGTGAAGATTAATTCTCGCTGCTTC